AATTAGACAACGCTTTTATGTAATAGAAGGAGGGTTAAGTGGCTGAACCAAAAAACCCTTATAATAATATAGAAAAAGAGCTAACACTAGTTGGCAACCCAATACTTGACCCAGACCCAGTAGATGTTGAAGTAGAAGAACAACCAGAAATAGTAGAAGGTATGGAAATTACCGAACTTGAAGATGGGTCCGTGGAACTTGGCTCTCAAGAGGTTGAGCCAGTAGACACAGGTTTTATGGCAAACTTAGCCGAGCAACTAGATGATGAAGAATTAACTGGTATAAGCAGTTATGTTCTAGAAAAAGTAGAAGAAGACAAAAGTGCTCGTGGTGAGTGGCTCAATACATACAGTGAAGGTTTAAATTTACTAGGTTTAAACTACGAAAACAGAACAGAGCCATTTGATGGTGCTACTGGTGTAGTTCACCCAATGCTAAATGAGGCTGTGACACAGTTCCAAAGTCAAGCGTATAAGGAACTTCTACCAGCGAAAGGTCCAGTACGCACACAAGTTATGGGAGTAACAAGCCCAGATTTAGAAAAACAAGCAGAACGTGTGCAAGATTATATGAATTATACAATTATGCACACAATGAAAGAGTATGAAGCTGAGTTTGACCAGATGTTATACTACTTGGGGCTAGGTGGTAGTGCATTTAAAAAAGTTTACGTTGACCCACAACTCGGCAGACAAGTAAGTAAGTTTATAGAAGCTAAAGATATGCTCGTACCATTCAATGCAACGGACTTAGATTCTGCAGATAGGGTTACACAAGTAATTACAATGACAGAAAATGAGTTAAGAAAGCTCCAAGTTAGTAAATTTTACCGTGATATCGACATAAAATCAGGACAAGCAGACAGAGATGAGGTAGATGATACAAAAGAATCAATTACTGGAGTGTATGCACAAGGTGATTATGAAGAAGTACAGCTTTTTGAGTGCCATTGTTACTTAGATTTGGAAAAATTTCCTGATATTGGCGGAGATGGCGAGGAAACTGGAGTAAAATTACCGTATATTGTTACAGTTAGTGCTGAAAATGGCGAAGTTTTGTCAGTTTACCGTAATTATGACCCAAATGACGCATTTAAAAACAAAAAACAGTACTTTGTCCACTATATGTTTACTCCTGGACTAGGTTTTTATGGTAACGGACTAATACATTTACTAGGTAACTTGTCCAGAGCGGCGACTGCTAACTTACGCCAGTTAATAGACTCAGGAACATTGGCAAATATGCCATCTGGTTTTAAAGCTAGAGGTTTACGAATAAAAAATGATGATGAACCGTTACGTCCTGGAGAGTGGCGTGATGTAGATGTTGTAGGTGATCAACTTAAAAACTCATTTTTTAATCTCCCCTACCAAGAACCGAGTGGCACATTGTTTCAGCTACTCGGTTTTGTGGTTCAGGCGGCTCAAAAATTTGTTGGCACAACGGATATGGGTACTGGCAATATAAATAATCAAGAGATGCCAGTTGGCACAACAATAGCTTTGTTAGAGCGTGGTAGTAGAATTATAAGTGCTGTTCACAAGCGTTTGTATAATGGCATGAAGCAAGAGTTTAAACTTATTGCTGATTTAATATCTCAAGAAGGTGGTGCATATCCATATACAGAAGAGGGCGATAAAGCACAAGACTTTAGCGAACGTATTGACATTGTACCAGTTGCTAACCCTAATATTTTTAGTATGTCGCAACGAATTAGTTTAGCACAAGAACAGTTGAAGTTGGCAACGAGTAAACCAGAGATGCACAATTTATATGAAGCCTATAGAAGAGTTTATATAAGTTTAGGCGTAGATAATATTGAGCAGTTATTACCCCCTCCACCACAACCACAACCTATGAACGCAGTAATAGAGAACGGTAAAGTTATGTCAGTTATAGGCGGTCAAATGCAACTAAAAGCTTTCCCAGAACAAGACCATGATGCACACATATCAACTCATTTATCTTATATGGGTAGTATATCTGTTAGAAGTAATCCAGCTATGATTAATATATTACAGCAACATATATTTGAGCATATTGGTTTAAAAGCTAGTATGCAAATACAAATGGAAGCACAACAACAGCAAATGGATCCAGCTATGGCACAAGCTAGGTTGTCACAAATAGAAGCTGAACTTACAAAACAATATTTTGAATTAGAAGCTCAGGTGCTTGGTGGTCAGCAAAGCGACCCATTAGTAGACTTAAAAGCAAAAGAGCTACAGATAAAAGAGCAAGAAGCTATGAATCAAGCAATGAATGATGCACAGCAACTTGAACTCAACAAACAAAAATTACAAGCAAACACCTTGATACAAAAAGATCGTATCAACACAACTGAGGATATAGCAAACATGCGAGCACAAAACGCTAGGTTTATAGCCTCACAAAGGAACCAAGGATAATGGCATTTGGTGATCCAACCGTTACAGACTTTGATGATGATGCTGGAAGCCCTGAGGATTATGGGCTAACACAAACTGATTTGGATTTTGCCTCTCTTATGGGTAGAACGTCTGCTACTGGAGGGACGGATGCTGAACGTCTAGCAATAGCAAATTATATTGCACAGCCTCAAGTTGGACGAAATAGAACTAATATTAGAGGCACGAAAAATTTTGACCCTGACTATGCGGCGGCTCTGAAAATATCAAGAGGATTAAATCCAGGGGGAATACAGTCTATTTTACGAACGCCTACTTATTTGCAACCTCAGATTCCAGGTCAAAGAGTTGATGCAAGAGGTGATGCAATTATGTATTACTCTCCAGTAGAAAGATACATGCAGGAAGTACTTCCGACACAGATACAAGAGCTTCGTAACGTAAGTCCCATAGGGATTATGCAGAACTTAATAGATTATGGCACAAGAAAATATAATGAAACTTTTCGTGATGATAAAAAAGAAGAGAAGTCTGATGTTGGGATTATGCAAAACATGGATCGTGCAGATGCAACTGATGTACAAAAAGCTTTACGCTTTGGTTATGAAAACAATCCTTTTTCAGGTCCTGCGACACAAATGGCTGGATTAGATATGCAAGATATTAAAAATTTTATTTCTAATCCAGGAGTAGTTGGTAAAGCATTAGATTACGCCCAACCGTTTATACAAAATATATTACCAGAAGATTTTAAGGTTGATACTGGATTAATTTTTAACCCAGATAAGCCAGAGGATTCTTATACGGGCATACAATTTACAAAAACATTTTAATTGAAGGAGAGTAAAATGAGCAGAGCAAAACAATTAAGATCATTATTAGAGGGTCTAGATCCCGGAAGTGAAAAGTATGAGGAGCTTAAAGAGTTACTTGAACAAGAAGATTTTCAGGCTGGAACTTTAAGTGAAGACGAAAGTGACATGCTAAAAGACATGAAAATGATGGGTGGTATGGCTGGAACTAACAGAGTAAGACCTACAACTCAACAAGTAAGAAAATTTGCTGGAGGCGGAGCACTCATGGGGCAAATGAAAGCTAGAGATAATCGTGCTGATAGAGAAACAAGAGGCATGGTCAGTCGTGGTGGTGGAGCGGCGACGCAAGGTATTAAATTTAGAGGAGTAAAGTGAGTCCAGCTTTTTTGCTTATGTGTTATTTAGGAGGAACTCCTGCAGGAACGTTACATTTTCAAAATGTCAATGATTGCACATACTTTAAAAAATCTTTAAATGAGCAATACGTTGTTATTGGTGAAGATGAAAAAAGATACTCTTGCTTTTGTAAAGTGGTTAATGTGAATAAAAACAGAGTGAGGATTTGGTAATGTTATCAGCACTAATTGGTCCAGTCACGGGATTACTAGATAAGTTTATTCCTGATGCAGACAAAAAAGCACAGTTAGCACATGATATTGCAACTATGTCTGAGAAACATGCTCAGGAATTAGCCTTAGCACAAATAAAAGTTAATCAAGAAGAAGCCAAAGGTAATTGGTTTCAAAGTTCTTGGCGACCCTTAATAGGTTGGATATGTGGTTTATCTTTAGCAATAAACTATATGGTTAGTCCTATACTAGCAGGATTTGGAATTATAATACCACAAGCAGATATGTCAGTGATGATGCCTTTATTATTTGGTATGCTCGGTATCGCTGGGATGCGATCATACGATAAAACTAAAAAGGTTGATACAAAAAAGTGATCACTGGCATGATGTTTGTCAAAGCAATGGAGTATGAAGATATGAGTTTATATAAAAATATACACGCTAAACGTAAAAGAATCAAAGCAGGAAGTGGTGAAAAAATGCGTAAGCCTGGACAAAAAGGTAGACCAACAGCAAAACATTTTGCGTCTGCTAAGAAAACTAAGAAAACATAATGTGCAAGATTTATTTAGACATTTAAGAATACACGCAGGAGTTGCAGATATGAAACGTAAAATACTTAAAGTAGCTAAGAAATTAGAAAAAGCTTCAAAAGCACATGCAGGACAAGCAAAAACATTAAAGAGTTTAGTAAAAAATGGCAAAAAGAAAAACAAAAGATCCTAAAGTAGGAA